CTCCGTTATGTCCTTGACGTCATTGCTGACTGGCCGATAAACCGGGTCAGCGAACTACTCCCCTGGCGCGTAGCACTGCCAACTGAATAACACATCCCCGTCAATACGGTTCTCGCTGCACGCTTACCAGTGGTGTGCTGCGTGGTGAAATGTACTGCGGCATAAATAAGCCCACCGCATGGTGGGCTTTATCATTACTGCCCGCCCGGGCGAGAGTCAGCCGAACGACCACCACAACGTGAACCGTCAGCAGCGGTATCGTCAGGATGCTGGCAGTTTCCGGCATAGGCCTGCGTTACGGAGCCCAAAGAGAGCATAACAAATAACACTGCGAATAATTTTTTCATGTTTTTCCTTGTGTGTAGTTTCTGAAACCTGATTAAGAACAGGTACCACCTTTATGGTGGGAGCCTGTGCCGCCATGCGGATGGGTGCCTTTCGGGCAAGCCATCGCTGACACGGACATCACGCCAAACATTGCAACCAGTAACAGAGCGATTATTTTTTTCATTCGTCATTCCTTAATCATTGCCATAGGGATAATCCCAAAACCACTATAGCACCTGTTTCATTTCATGAATCCTGAAAAATGATCAGCTTTTGCCCAGTGTGAGAGGCCCTATCAAAATCTTCCTTGCCACTTAAATCAGCCATCCCGGCCGGGAGGTAAGGAACGATGAAAATGACACACAGGGTTTCCGAGGTCATCACCTACGGGACGTCAACAGTCAGCGCTACGTATTGGTTTTCGCAGCTGCTTGATTCATACACCCCCGGCCAGTGGGCAGCTATTGGCGTCATTGGCAGCTTGGTGTTCACCGCTTTGACCTTTCTCGTAAATATCTACTTCAAATGGCTCGCGTATCGCCGCGGCAAGTTCTCGGAAGAATAATATGGCTTCGACCAAAGCAAAGCTCAGTGCAGCCATGCTGGCGCTAATTGCCGCCGGTGCATCCGCGCCAACGCTCATGGATCAGTTCTTGAACGAGAAAGAGGGCAACAGTCTAACTGCATACCTTGACGGGTCTGGTGTCTGGACTATTTGTCGGGGGGCAACCCGCATTGACGGCAAGCCAGTAACGAAGGGGATGAAGTTGACGCAGGCCAAATGCGACCAGGTGAACGCTATTGAACGTAACAAGGCCCTGGCATGGGTTGACCAGAACATCAGAGTCCCGCTGACGGCACCACAGAAAGTTGGTATCGCCAGCTTCTGCCCGTACAACATCGGGCCGGGGAAATGTTTCCCCAGCACGTTCTACCGCAAGCTGAATGCGGGCGACCGTAAAGGGGCGTGCTCTGAAATTCGTCGTTGGATCTTTGATGGTGGCCGTGACTGCCGCCTCACCAAAGGCCAGAAGAAAGGTTGCTACGGTCAGGTTGAGCGACGTGACCAGGAAAGCGCCTTGACATGTTGGGGGATCGATAAGTGAAACCAGAATCCATCGCCGCGGCAGTTATTATGCTTCTTCTTATCATCGGGCTCACAATCGCCGCAGGGCTGGGCTATCGATATAGCTCGGCATCCAGGAGAGCTGAAACGGCTGAAAGTCAGGTGACGCTGCAGGCAAGGGTTATCCAAATACAGGCGGATAATATCGCTGCTTTTCAAACTATAAGCGGCGATGTCCAGGAAAAAAACAGGGCGGTAGATGCCGGTACAGAGGAAAAAATCATTGAATATCGAACGATTCTCAAGCGCGAAAAAACGTGTGATATGCCTGTTCCTGCTGACGTTTCTGGTGGGCTGCTCGAATACACGAACAGTTTACGTTCCAGCGCAGTGCACGCCAATACCGACGGATCTGACAAGCCCAGTACTGGCACCATTACCGCCGGCGAACTGACATATTGCCAGGCTGTTTTATGGATAACCCCATTACTTGCTGCCATTGAAAAAGCAAATAACCAGCTGGCTGGTATTCGCCAGATTGAACAGAAAAGACAGGAGAAAAAATGACGAACGTGCAAACGGGCTTACTTTACTTCAGCGTAGTGGTATCGGCTCTATATCTGGTAGCGGGCGGTTACAAGTCAATCCGGGCCTACTTCCAGAAAAAATTTGATGATGCTGTCGCAGCCAAAGCATCGGAAACCACCGAGAAATAACCCCTCAGGGCCGCATATTGCGGCCTTACTTTTGCCCAGCTTCAAAACGATTCTGACAATGCCACCATGTCGAACTGTTTTGGAGTAGATGATGGTCGAGAACGACACTTCATCGGTTGAGTATCAGCTATCAACCAGCACTGGCCCTTTTAGCATCCCTTTCTACTTCATTGAAAACGGGCATATTGTCGCGGAACTGTATACACAGAACGGTGACGACTTTAACAAAACTACGCTGACAATTGACGTTGATTATTATCTGAACGGCGCCGGCGATAAGAATGGCGGTCAGCTGACTTTGCTCTCCGCATACAGTGGCGCTACGCTACTGATTTATCGTGATCCCGATGCGACCCAGTTAACCAGTTATCTGGCGACCGGTAAGTTTCCTGCGACAAGCCATGAACGCGCGCTTGATAAGCTGACTATGCTTATCCAAAAATTCGGTTGGTGGTGGGACTCTTTGGCTCTGAAAAAGCCAAATATCTTCGCTAACTGTTATGACGCGCTCAATAACCGTATTCGTAACCTGCGTGATCCCTCACAGGCGCAGGATGCCGCAACAAAAAGCTACGTCGATAGTAGCGATAGAGATCTACAGCAGCAGATAACCAGCAACTTTAATCGCTCGCTGCGTGTCTCTGATTCCTATATAAGCCAGTTGCCGTCGGCCGAAGACCGAGCATGGAAGGGTTTGGGTTTTGACGGCGCCGGCCAGCCTAAATTACAGGATCCTGCAGGAACGGGGCTATGGGGGTATGTCCCGGCCATAGGTTCGTTTGAAAAGGGTTCAATTATCACTGAACGCTTTCAGGTTTTGTTATGGGAAGCGACTAACGAATACTGGCGCTGGGACGGTTCACCGTTCCCGCCCAAAATTGTTTTACCCGGCAGTACTCCGGATACGGCCGGCGGTCGCGGTAAAGGGAAGTGGCTGGACGTCACCGATGCAACTCTTCGCTCAAACCTGGGTTCAGGCGAACCCGGCATGGGAGCGGATATGCTGGCATTTCGCAACGCGCTGGGGCAGACATCAACCATTGGCGACTATCTGCGTGAGGCATATATTCGGGTGCATTCGCGTTATGAGTTATTGCAGGCCATAGAGCATATTAATAATGATTTGCAGCACCCGGCCGAAATCAGGCTGGCGAGAAATTTTGCCCCGTGGAATGACGCTAAAACGGATATTGATATTACCTACGCGTCAATTGTTGGTGAGGGCGGAAATGTTGTTATTGATGCACAGGGCATCCCTGATGCCGCAGGCAATTATTTCATGCGCATTTTTAACAGCAAAAAATCAGACATTAATAATCTCGCCAATATATTTACTGTTAAACAACAGGGCCTCACTGTTATCGGCCCTGGCCGTAATAGCAATGTGGCGTTCAACGTGTTTCAGGGTTCCGGGTTCATGACGCTAGGCACCACTGCGCAGGAATTTGGCATAGGCGACGTTTATCAACAAAACGCATACATCATCAAACACATTGGCCGCGCCATTCAGCGCTGTGTTAATCACGTCTGGATGCCCTCGGGATATTCAAACTACGGCGAGGGTATTGGGTATGTCAGCTGTCTGCTGAGCACCTCTGCAGGTGTCGGGGTCAGGAACGATAATCCTAACGGCGCCATTCGGCTAATTGATTGCAGCCTGGATTATATGGGACGAATCGCCGTTACTAACGGCGGTCGAATTGAGTTCTCAGAGTGTCATATCGAGTTTAACAACGCATCAAATAAACTGACCGGGATACCGTTTGAAACGGCCTCATCTGAGCGCGCCGAGATTATTGTCGATGGCGGGGAGATTCTCGGATATGTAGCCCCACTACCAGAATCTGTGCCAACTATTTTTCGGTGTGGAGCAAACACGAACGGCATTAAACTGACGGACGTCAACCTGATGAAATTGGTTCTCCCCGCCGGAAACTATGAAATTAACGATGGCACTGGACCGTTTATCACCCGCGGCATTACGACTATTGGTGGTGGCGGGAATACGCTGGTACCTATGTTGAAATCTGACAGGCAGAATACGTTATCTGACCCGCTGTATACGCGCCCGACGATTATGGACTGGTATA